GCATCTGAGACCAATGAAGCTGACCAAGGAAGCACTGAACCCAGCGATCGCAATGACGGGGAGAGTGGAGAGCTGGATCAAGAATCCGACTCGTAGGTATCCTGTTTCCTGTACTGTCTTCGTTGTTGAAGACACTATGGATGAACACCCTGATGGTCTCGAAGGTTCTTGGCAGTTCGCTAGTAAAGCTCTTCGTTACGGTGCAGGTGTTGCTATCCACCTTTCTAAGCTTCGTCCAAGGGGTACCGAGAACAGCCACGGAATGGTTGCTTCAGGTCCTTGTGGGTTCATGGAGATTTACTCCAAGTTCAACGAGATTCTCCGTCGAGGAGGAACCTATCGGAACGGTGCAATCGTTGCTCATTGCGACGCAGATCACGCTGACATTCTTGAGTTTGTTAATTACGATCGAGCTCGTATTCCTTGGATCAAGCGCTGTGTCAATGTTGATCCTGACATCATTGATCAACCCGACAAGCTGAAAGCAATCATGGACGCTGCTCGTAAGGGTGACGTTTGGATTGTTAAGAAGCAGTACGACGAAAACGGTGAGCGTATCTACTCCAACGTTTGCCAAGAGATTTTGCTTAAGTCTCGTGACACCTGCTTGCTGAGTCACATCAACTTGGGTATTACCAAAATCAATGAGATTCCTAAAGCTTTTGTTGATGGGATGAAGTTCCTTTGTGATCTTTACACTCGTACAGGTGTAGATGAATCTGGGATCTACAGCCGAAAGGATAACCAAGTTGGTCTTGGTGTTCTTGGTCTTGCAAATCTTCTTGCCGTCGAAGGAGTTAAGTATTCAGAATTTGTTGCTGCGCTTCGCCGCAAGAACCTTGGGCTAGGTACCGCTGATAACAAAGCTGGTGAGATCGCCCAAGCGCTTTATGTGGGCTTTATGGAGGCCTCTAAAGTTGCTGCTGACTACAAGATGTCACGAGCGTTCACCGTGGCTCCTACAGCGTCTTGTGCGTACCGCTACGTGGACCGTGAAGGGTTTACTACAACCCCTGAGATCTCCCCTCCGATTAGCCGTGAGGTAGATCGTGATAGTGCCACTCTTGGGGTGCAAAGCTACAAGTTCAATCCCAAATGTGAGACGGCTGAAGAGGTTGGTTGGGACGTGTTCTTTGAGCTGAACAGTGAGTGGCAAAAGCTCATGGACAGCACTGGAATGGCTCACGCAATTTCTATGAATTGGTGGTCTGATATGACAACAATGGACCGTCAATTTATGGCACGATGGTTGAACTCCCCTCTGAAGAGTTTGTATTACTCTCTTCAGGTAATGTCAGATACACAAGATAAAACTGACGCCTACGCAGCTATTAGCGATGTAGATGTTGAGGCTTATCTTGCCGGGATTCTTGATGGGGATTCAGAACCTCAATGCGATTGCGCCGAATGAACCCGTATCAAAAACTGCTTGCCCGTAAACGTAGTTGGACTCCTGTTCAAACAACCGGAGGTAAGTTGAAAGAGGGTTCGGAAGAGGCTATCTTCCGGGCTCTCGCCCTTCGACAACTTGAGCTGCCTGTCGGCGAGTTTATTAAAGATGCTCTGAAATCAGAGGTACCTGAGACAGCTCGTGATCTTCTTCTGACTAATATCAAAGACGAGGAAAACCATGACCTTGCCCTGGGATACGCAGCAAGTGCGCTCGGCACAAATAGCCAAGCAGAAGCGGAAGCAGCTCGCCTACGAAAAGCTTGGGAAGATCATCCAGACCACACCGTACTCAAAGCACTGGTGGCTGAGAGAAGCATATTCTTTGTTATCCTCCCCTTCTTCCGGTTCAACGGTGACGCTGGACTGAGGACCATTTCCGCCGATATCAGTAGAGATGAACAAGTCCATGTTGCGGCGAACAGCTTGGTATGTCGTGAGCTTGGTCTCACTGTGTCTCCTAGTTTGGATCGCCTCCGGAAGGCAACCATTAATTGGGTGATGCAACCACTCAAGCGTTCAGAGAATAAGTATCTGGACAAACAGTTCTGGCTGGATCAAAGCGATAGTTTGATGTACGCCGGTAAAGCTGAAGGGTTGATCGAAACCCAACGAGCCAGGATGCCAGCGTTCTTCGAGACCTCTAACTCTGACCTCCCGAGTTACGCTTGAGGTACGACCAAAGAAGTAGTATGGCTATCCAATCTCTCGCTGACTTTTACGAGTCTTGGCTTCCTACTACTTCTTTACGTCAAACTCTTGAGCAAGGAATTGGGGTAAAGAGATTTAGGCAGAGTTATAGACAACAAACAGCTACACCTCAAAGCCGTCAAGCATATGTAAACGAGTTGCTTGGTGGCTTTAAAACACGAGCATTGTCTGGTGATCCAAATCAACTATTAGGTTATTCAGTTGTTCGTGATTACGCTTCCCGCCAGGGAATTAAGATTCCGACATATCAAGAGTTTTACGATCAACTAGCTGAAGCTTATGGCGGCTATCTTGATACCGCAGCAACTCAACTAGAACAAGAGCTAACTGGTCAAGAAGCTCAGTTTGAACAGATTGCTGGGCAATTTGCAGCTGAATCAGAAGCAGCTAAAGCAGAAGCAACGAGAGCACAGAGAACAGCTTTAGTAGCTAAACGTCTTACTAACCTTGCTGAACAGCGTCAAAGTCAACAAGCAGATTCAGCTTCTGTTCAAACTGGTACAAGCAGGAACGTCCGTCAACAGAAACAGATTGGACAGCCTGGTGTGCAAGTTACACGGGTTTCAAAACCATCTGTGGGTGGTTATGGTGGTACCGCTCCAGGTCGTGTTAACCCAACTGGTTTAAATATATGAAGCCTTTTCTTGAGCCGGAACTTATTAGTTATTTGGACGAATTGTATCCAGATAAAGCCCCGGACCTTACTATGGATGAGAAGACTATTTGGTACCGAGCAGGTCAAGTCTCTGTAATTAGACACCTCAAGGACCAGTACAGCCTGCAAGAGGAATCCAAGTATGAGCTTAATTAAAGATGTTTTTGATTTAGTTACTGCTGGCGCTGGTATTTATACGGCGTATCAAACTGGTAGAGCATCTCGTGAAGCCTCTAGTGCAGCTGCTCGCAGAGCTAGGGCTGCTGAGAAACAAGCTCGTGTTGCTCGTCAGCAGGCTATTGCTGATACTCAAGCTCGTATTAACGAATCTCAACAGCAAGCTCAAGCTTACGCTGGTCAAATCGGTCAGATGCAGCAACAGACTGCTCTGATGCAGCAACAGGCAGAGGAGGCTCGTGCTGCTTCTCAGCTGTCAATTTCTGAACAGAAACGAGCATCTGCTTTGGCTCTTCAGCAGCAACAACTAGCAGCTGATATCCAACAACAGCAACAAGCTACAACTGGTCTGGTTGGTAGTCGAGTCCGTCAACGTGTTGGCACTCCTGCTGCAATGCGTACTAGTTTGGAGATACAATCTCCTCTTTCCGGCGGCGTTGGAATGGGGACACCTAACGCGACTGGTGGTTTGAATGTCTAATGCTCAAGCTCGTTATTCGGCACTAGAGCCGGAAAAGACGATTTATCTGGATCGGGCTATTGAGTGTAGTAAGTACACTCTGCCGACTCTTATTACCGATAACGACAGGAGCACAGGTAAGAACCTTTACACCAAGATTCAAACTACTTACCAAGGTTTGGGTGCTCGTGGTGTAAATAACTTGGCGAGCAAACTTCTTATTGCGTTGCTCCCTCCAAATCAAAGCTTCTTCCGTCTCTCTGTAGACGACATGAAGCTAAAGCGTGAGCTGGATAATTTCAAAGATCTTCAATCAGAGTTTGATCAGCAACTGGCTCTGATGGAACGTTCCGTCATGCGGGACATTGAAGAGTCTGGAGACCGTACAGCACTGTTTGAAGCGCTTAAACACCTCATCATTGGTGGTAACGCTTTGCTGTATGTCGCTGACAACGGCACTCGTGTTTACCCTCTCAAGTCGTTCGTGTTGAACAGGGACCCTGAGGGGAACATCCTTGAGGTTGTTGTTCGTGAGGAAGTCAGTCCTGATGTGTTGCCTGAGAAGGTTGCACCAAAGAACGCTGATGGAAAGTTTGTAGACAAAACGGTGTTCCTCTACACCCACGTCACTTGGAACTACGACAAAGATCGTTGTGAGTGGTACCAAGAGGCTTACGGCAAACCCATTGGTAAGAGAGGTTCAGTACCCATTGATAAGAGCCCTTGGATTCCTCTGAGGATGTTCCGTGTGGCTCACGAAGCTTACGGTCGTGGGTATTGTGAAGAGCTTCTGGGGGACCTGAAGAGCCTTGAGTACCTTTCTAAAGCAATCGTTGAGGGTTCTGCAGCAGCAGCCAAAATCATCTTCCTCTGCAACCCAAACGGTACAACTCGTCCTGACGCTCTTGCTCGGGCTGCCAATGGATCAATTGTTGCTGGCAACCCTAATGATGTGGCACCTCTGCAAATGCAGAAGCAGGCTGATCTTACGGTTGCTCTGAACACCATCGCTCGTATTGAACAACGACTGAGCTTTGCGTTCCTGCTGAATAGCGCCATTCAAGCTGGTACCTCTGGCCGTGACCGCGTTACAGCAGAAGAGATCCGGATGGTGGCACAGGAGCTTGAAGCAGGTCTTGGTGGTGTTTACAGCATCCTCAGTATTGAACTGCAGCTGCCTCTGGTAAACCGCAAGATGGCTCTTATGGAGCGTCAAGGTCGTCTACCAAAGCTGCCTAAGAACATTGTGAAACCTCAGATCACAACTGGTCTTGATGCTCTTGGACGTGGTAACGATAAAGCCAAATTGATTGAGTTCCTTCAAACCATTGCTGGGACTCTTGGTCCTGAGACTTTGGCTAAGTACGTCAATAGCCGTGAGTTGATTACTCGCCTCGCAGCTTCTGATGGTCTTGATACTTACAAGCTGATTAAGAGTGACGAGGATCTCATGGCTGAAGAAGAACAAGCAGCTATGATGATGCAGCAACAAATGGCTCAGCAAGATCCTAATAACGATCCTGCTAAACAAGCCGCACTCGTTAAAGCTGAAAATGACTCAATCCGGGCAAGTCAAGAAGTCGCCGGAGCCCCTGGTGGTTTCTGAAGAGGTTAAAGAAGCTCCTAAGAAAG